GTATTAAATGTGTCTGGTGGTGTGCCTGCTTGGGCTACGCCTGCTGCAAGCGGATTAAATTATGTTACTGGTGCAACATTTTCTTCAGTTTCTAGTTTTGATTTGCCAACAAATACTTTTACAACAACTTATAGAAACTACCAAATATATTTAGATTTCTCAGGTGGTAGTAGCGCAGCGGTGCAAATTAGAGTAAGAAAAGACGGTACAACTACTTCAAGCGGCATCTACGAATATGGCAGTATGAATGTTAATCGTGGTGGCTCAGTAACTGGTGTCGGTGGTAATGGTGATACTGCTTGGAAACTTGGTTATTCTGCTTATCTTGACCGAGGCGCAAATGTAATTACTGTATACAACCCCAAAGCCTCTGGTCAAAAAATAACTGTTACTGGAAGCGTTGGCACTGGTGATGGAACAAATGGTCAAGCAGGCGGTTTTTGGCAAGGCAGTATAACAGGAATTGATTCTCTTAACTTCTCAATAGCAAGTGGCACTATGTCAGGTACTTATCGTGTATATGGAATGGCGGATGCATAAAATGGAAAAACTATTTATTCAAACTGATGATGGTGTAAGAGAATATACTGCCGAAGAATACGCTCTTAACGAATTAGATAAACAAGCAGAAGAATTAGACAAACAATTACGAGAGCAAAATAAAATAAAAAGAGAACAACTTCTAGCCAAACTAGGCATTACACAAGAAGAAGCAGCCTTACTCCTAGGAGGAAATAACTAATGGCAACCATCAGCAATACACCAAGACCAGGCTATGTCTGGGATGCAACCGACAATGTTTGGTATCCAATTGGAGTAGGTGGACACGGACACCCTGACTACATTACTCAGGCTACTGCTGTTAACCCTACTATCATTGATGCTAAGGGTGACATCCTAACTGCAACGGCTGCTGATACACCAGCACGCCTAGCAGTAGGCAACAACGGCGAGACTCTCGTAGCAGATAGTTCCACTGCGACAGGCTTAGCCTATAAGACCGCAGGCGTTTTTAATGGATTAACAACAACTGGTGATATTATCTACTCATCTAGTGGAACAACACAGGCAAGATTAGGTATTGGCTCTACTGGTCAGGTGCTTACTGTTGCATCAGGTGTGCCTAGTTGGGCTACTCCTTCGGCTGGAGCAGCATCGGCCGTCGGATGTCTTGTTTATAGTTCTGTGAATCAAGCAACAACGAGCGCAACTTACAAAAATTTAGAGTTCAATACAGAAATCTACGATACAGATGGATTTCATTCGACAGTTACCAACACTCAAAGAATTACAATCCCATCAGGCAAAGCGGGTAAATATCTATTTACATTTTTAGTCAATTTCGATGGTAATGCAACAGGTCGGCGTGAGTATTACATTTACAAGAATGGTGTATCTGCCTCAATTATGGACGGCACAGTTACTTCAGTAGGAGCACAAGATACTGGATTTACATTTACCGCTATGGATGATGCAATCGTTGGAGATTATTACAGCGTGAGCGTCTGGCAAAATTCTGGCACTTCATTAAATGTCAGATTAGGTCGTGAAAAAAACTTCTTCGGCGCAGTTTATTTAGGAGCATAAATGGAACTCAAAATAGCAAAACCTACAAAGTATGCTGACAGCAAAATCTTCAATGAAGAAAGCGGATTTAACTTTTTCCAGCGTGGCGATGATTTTTACCTAGACGGCGATGCAACAGAGGAGCAATTACTTGCCGCCTTTGCTGCACATAATCCAACTCTACCTATTGAGCCAACTGTCTCAGATAAATTGGCTTCTATTGGTATTACTGCTGATGAACTAAAAGCACTCCTATCGTGAGTACCGAAGGCTTAAAAGATATTGATATGGGCTTTGGCTACTCTTGGGACAGTTCAATCCAAGACTGGAAACTAGATGCAACGGTGGCCGAATAGTGGAACACTCCACACCGAATCTGTAGGTTAGTGGTACACTTGTGGTATGGAACTTATACCCTTAGAACAGATTCACGAGCAGTTACACAATCGTTATAAAACCTCAGGGTTTTCTGAGCAGTTATTTAAAAATGACTGGCGGCTAATTCTAAGCCTTAAGGCTCACCCAGCAGAGGCTACCTACTCAGACCTTGAGAAGGTTATCCTGCGGGTAACTAAGCAGTCCACTAGGGCTACCTATGTAGCCCGCTATAGGAGCCTCTACAAGGCTTTAAACAAGATGAGCCTAGTCAATGGTAACAACCCAGCAGATGAACTGCCACAGGTCAAGCCAGGGCGAGGTGTGCCTAAGCCTGTTACTAAGGCTGAGTATGCCAAACTACTGGCAGAGGCAAAGCCTCTCTACCACGACTGGTTTATATTGGGTGGGATGGTTGGACTTCGGGCTATGGAAGCAGCCAAGATTAAAGGCTCAGATATGATTGAGCACGAAGACGGCTTTAGTCTACGAGTACAGGGAAAAGGCGGGACTGACTTAATAATCCCTATCGCACCTCAAGTGGCTGAGATGATTAAATCTTATAAAACATTAGACAGGCTATGGCAGGTCACTGCTAATAAGTTCTCAGCAAGGGCAGCCAAAGAGATGCGTCGCATCTTAGGTCCTGATGCTAAACATTTTCATAGTCTTCGCCATTACTTTGCAACTACAATGCTTGAGAAATCAGGCGGAGATTTGATTGCAGTTAAAGAACTTATGCGCCACACAAGTGTAGCAACTACACAGATATATACCCAGTTAGCCGAAGGCAGAACAAGGTCGTTGGTTAATTTACTTTAAGGAAACTATGTGCATTCAATGTGGTAGTTGCTCTCATCAACCTACCCGCACAATAGATGATGCTATAGATGAAACAGATTTACTACCGTATTAAGGAGCAATAGTGGCAACAAGAGATATAACCGAAGGTAGAGGCTCTGCAACTGCCAGCATTGGTCGTGCTATTGCTGTTGACTTAGGTATTGTTTCATCTAGTTCTATTTGGCAAAACACTAATGAGTCATACGATGTGGCAGTAGGTGGACTTCCATTCTTCTACGCTATCAGTGATGCTCGTCCATATATCCGCCAAACTGCACCGTTTCGTAAAGAACAGCAAGATAATAGTACAGAACCAGGTGAGCAATCGCTCACTGGTTGGTGGTTAAGAAGCCAATCTTCTTTCCACAATGGCACAGGCATTAAGTTTTATGACCCATCTGCAGGTGAGACAGTTAACTATCGCTTTGCTGACTCAGACAATGTAGATGTGTGGACTAAAGGACAAGTAACTCTCCTCAAAGAGACAGCCAATATGACTGGTGTTACTACTGGTGTATACAAGGTGCTATCTATTGTTGATGGCTCAACAGATAAGATACTTGGTTGGATTCCAGCAAGTACAACTATAAAAAACTACACCGCTAGTGGTACTGCTGTTACTTATACAGATGTAACTAGCATAGGAACACCATTAGATACTGCTATTCTTGCTGTTGCAACAGATGGCACTAACTTATTTATTGCTGACAATGACCACATTTATACAGGACCTATCTCTACCCCTGCTGCTGGTTACTCTCGTTACTATAATACTGGTAGCGAAAAAGTAGTATTAGGTTGGGTAAAGCAACGTCTTGTTGCCTGTATTGGTGCATCTGTTTTTGAGTTAACTAATGCTAAAGGTAGTACACACGCCCTATCAACTGCTATATACACTCATCCAAATGCTGACTGGACTTGGTCATCTATTTCTGAAGGTGGCTCTGCCATCTATGCTGCTGGTTATGCTGGCGGAAACTCCGCCATCTACAAGTTTGTTCTATCTACTGCTGGTGTTATGCCTACCCTGACATCAGGGATTGTAGCAGCGCAATTACCAATTGGGGAGATAGTTTATAAGATTGAGTCATACCTTGGTTATTTGATGATTGGTACTAATAAGGGTATGCGTGTGGCTAGTATTTCAGATACAACTGGTGACTTGTCCTACGGTCCGTTGATATTTGAGGACACTAATGGTGTCTATGACTTTGCATTCCGTGATAAGTATGTCTGGGCAACTGGTACAATTGGGACATCTCCTGGGTTATATCGCATTGACCTAGGTACAGAGATTGAATCCTTACGCTTTGCCTATGCCAAGGATACCTACCTTGCTAGTGCAACTGGATACGCAACTAGCGTAGACTTTATAGGTAACACTAACCAACTAGCCTTTACTACATCAGGCAGCAACGGCATAGCCGTTCAATCAACCACAGTCTTAGCAACAACTGGTTCCATAACTACAGGTAAGATTAGATTCTCTACTCTAGAACCTAAAAACTTTAAGCGTCTTATTGGACGCGGTACATTTACATCTGGTGACTTTACGCTATCGTCTCTTGCTACAGAGGCAAGTGGCAATGAAACACAATACGACCATATCACCTACAATGTAGGTGTAGATGCAGTAGAAGTAACTACATCTCAGCCTGAAATAGCGCAAGAGTTTCTTGCTTATAAGTTTACATTGAGTCGTGATACAACAGATACAACTACTGGTCCTACCTTTAAGGGATACCAAGCCAAAGCAACTATTGCATCTCCCCGCAATAGAGTCATTCGTTTTCCTGTCTACTGTTTTGATATTGAAACAGATAGGTTTAATACTGTAGTTGGGTTTGAAGGCAGAGCCTTTGAGCGTATCCAATTACTAGAAGAGATTGAAAAGACAGGCGATGTTCTGACTTGGCAAGACTTAACAACAGGAGAATCACGACAGGCAGTAATTGAACAAGTTACATTCACCCGTATGACACCGCCCGATAAACGCTTTGATGGTTTTGGTGGCATCATAGAGATAACCGTAAGGACAGTATAATGCAATTCAAAGACTATCTAACAGTGGCAGTAGCCGTCATAGCAATCTTTTCAGCATTTGCTGGTGGCATAAGGTGGATGGTCAAACATTATCTTAACGAACTCAAACCCAATGGTGGCAGTTCAATGAAGGATTCTATGGCTCGTATGGAAAAACGTATTGATGATTTGTATGGATTGATTGCAGGTAAGTAATGGGATTCATAGTACCCGAACCAATGTGGGACCCAGTAACTCCCAACATAGACCCTAGTGATTGGGAAGATGAAGACGATGAGTAAAGCAACACCTGCTGCTATAGCAGTACTAAGACAAGCAACAGCCTTGCGCCCTAAGCGCAAGAAGGCCAGCGATGGATTACTGCCATCAGCAGCGCATATGAAACAAAGCCCAACATCTGACCACAATACAGGGTTGGCTGTTGATTTAACTCACGACCCCGAAAATGGTATTGATTGTGTTGACATTTTTGAAAAACTTAAAGAAGACAAGAGAGTTAAGTACCTTATCTTTCAAGGAAAGATTTGGTCTAAAGAAAAAAACAAGTTGGGAAACAGACGGTACACTGGGTCTAATCCTCATAACAAGCATCTACATATTTCTATTGAGTCCGCTATGGGTACCGATACTTCTCCATGGTTTTGGTGGATGAATCAACCTAAGACTCTTAATCAAGTTATCGCATCACTAAGTTCTATCCCTGCAAAGAAAGCATATAAAACCGAAGTTTGCACCTGCTGTAAGTTACACGGGGCAAAGTCCTAATTCCTATAGGAGGATACAATGGAGCAATTCAAACAACTAGCACTTACTTGGTTCCGCGCTGCGGCTGCTGCTGTAGTGGCTATCTATATGACTGGCGAGACGAATCCAAAGACTCTTGCTGCTGCTGCACTCGCTGGTGTGGCTGGTCCAGTCCTTAAATGGCTAGACCCATCCGCTACTGACTTTGGTCGCGGTTCAAAGTAATACCGTTTTAAGGGGTCTAGCAGCCCCATACAGACTAAAAGCCCCCGTTCAGGTACATTAACCTACCTGACGGGGGTCTTTTTCTATTTCTCTAGTAGTTCTTCAGTGTCCCACTTGTAAAGAACAGGCTTAAGTTTGTTGCGATTCTTTAAAGACCACCACAGGTTTTGGATTCGGTAAAGAAGTTCTTTGCCTAGTTCTCCTAGCACAATGCCTAGTGCTATGCTTAGATATAGTTCCATAGTTTCTCCTATTGGTATGTTAGATACATTGGTATGGGTATGATATTAAGTTGTCGTCTTAATCTATGGCGTTCGTGTTCAGTGGTATCGCCCCAGTATCCTAGTACATTGTACTTGAGTGCGTAGTCAAGACATTCTTTTCTAACTACACATGCACCACAAATACGTCTAAGTGCTTTGCGTTCTGGATAAGTACTTTGTCCTTCTGGTACAAAAAACAATTCATTATCTGTTGATTCGCAGTTAGCAGTTTTACTAGGTTGGAACATTTATCCTCCTGTTGAATAGAATCCATTGCCATTAAACTTCACGGCAATGGATGTCCAGATGCGTACCATTGTATTGCCACACAAGGTACATGGTAGTGGTGCTGGGTCTTGCACTTCAAGTATTGTATTGCAAGTTTCACATTTGAAGTCATAGTTAGGCACAGTAATCTCCGTCTATCTCCGTTGGTGCGGTAGTTAATGTACCGCACTCAATGCATTCTTGTTTTAAATCATACCAGCCAACTGCTCTGGTTTCTTCATCCCACATTACAATAACTTTAAACATTTTACAGCCACAGATGCAAGCAAAGGCTGGCTCACCCCTAAGGTCGTTCACTCTTCTTCATCTTCTGTAATAGGGTTATCTGGTTCTGGTTCTGGCGTAGTATCTCTATCATAGTATGGCTTCCATCCACCTAGGTTTTTGACTAATGAGTTCAGGGCACGGGTAACCTTCATCCGTGCACCATCAACTGTTGTATCCATATCCTTGGATAACATTGTCCAGTCTGGTGAGTCTATACTAAAGCGTAATCTTAATACATTCTGTTTGGCTTCTGATAATTTATAGAAAGCCGATGCTATATCTGAGCGCAGCGATAACCAATTGTTACCATCTGATGCAATACCAGTACCAAACTTAGCGTTCAAGTCTTGGATACTTGTAGGAATCTCATAAGTCTCACCCATGATAGATGGCAAGAAAGCCTCGACTACTGACGTATCGTAATAATATAAATCTGATGTGTCATAGCCAATCTTTTTGGCTTTGTCTCGTTCACAAAACTTAAGCGCTGCATTACGCAGCGACTTAGCAATTAACTTGTCGCGGTCTTTTTGTTCTAGGGCTGACCATTCTTTGTACTTATTGGGATGACCGACAAACCATACCCACAACTCTTGACCTATATCATCACGTTCTAACATAGTATAACGCTTTGCATATTCAGATGAGAGTTGTTGTACTAACTCATTGTACTCTTCAATGTAATTCATTATGGGATAATGACCTCGCCGTTTACAATTGGAACAGCAAACGGTGTAACCTTGCGGTTGTGTTCTACTAGGATGCCGATGCCATGCTGCCAGTTAGCAGCACCTGATGTAAGATAAGATGCCTGTTTAATGTCCATCATGTGACCGACCTCTAACCCGTATAAAGTACTGGTTTTTCCGTAAAATCCTGTGGTCTCATGTTGTAATCCTATGCGGTGTGTGTGTCCACACACTACTGATTTGCCTAGACGCTTGGCTAAGTTTAATGCGGTAGCCCCAGGTGCACGGTTAAGTGCGCCTTCATCACCGTGTGCCATTACCCAACCAGGTAGTAGTTCATGCATCTTGTGTAAGTAATTAATCTTTAACTTACTGTAACCTAATAGTTCCTCAATCTCTAATGACTTAAGTGACATAAAGGCTGGTGCATACTTGCGCATGTATGTATCAATGCGGTCAGTATGATTACTGCGTTGAATGTAAAATGGCTTGTTACCCAAAGCACTGCGGTAACGAGCCATGATGTCGTGCGTTAAATCTATACTGTCTTGCAGGGTTTCTGCATATTCACCTGCCATGCCTTTGTTCCAACGGCTAGGTTCGGGTGCATCTAGTTCATCTCCTACGCACCAGAGTTCATCTGGTTTGTAGTCAGCAATGAACTCAAGCGTAGCCTCTACGGTTTTGTTATGTTGATAGGGTATCTGAAGGTCACTGAGGACCACTACCCGCTTCGTCTTGTTTACCATTAGGTATACCTTCCCATTGTCCACGCTGGACTAGTAACCCAATTATGGCATAGTTTGCAAGGTCAATCAGTGTATCTTCAATACTCTCGTAGTTGGGCGTGTCGCCTGTATCTACTAGATTATTGAGCCTTGCAAGTTTGTCGTACATACGCACACGTAATCCATTCATTGCACCACCTGGTGCACCTGAGATGTTGAGTGGACCATAGTCAGCATGCTTGCGTACTAATACTGAGTATAGTTCGTCCATAATTTCTGATGCATTCTTAGGACTTTTCATCTAGTATTTCCTTAATGCTGGTATCAAAGTCACGCATTGCTTCTTTGATTGAGAACTCTTCCCATACTTCTTCTGCTTTGTCATACTTGCTGGCTACTAAGATGGCAGCCAATGCGGTCACGCACATCTTGGCTTCATCTAACTCACCTTCACATATGGTTTCATAGACATCACGTAGTGCGCTGATGATGTCAAGCATTCTAGTATCAGATACTGGTATGCCTATGGCAAAATCCATGTGTTCTATATGGTCCCAGAAACTATCATCCAGGGGTAACGCACTCTCTGATTCGCTCATCTAGCCACTCGCTTCCTTGTTTAATCATCATGCTATTAACGTCTTCGCCATCTGGCATGCTGATGATATTGACATTGCCTAACTCTCTACTGATTTTCTTACCGAACTCTAGTCCTGCTGCATCACCATCTGCTAGTACAACAACAACATCAAAGTCATCAAGTATCTTAGCATAGTGTGGCTTCCAGTTGTTAGCCCCTGGTATACCCACTGTTGGATGATTAGTTTTAACTGTCATCATGATGCAATCAAACTCACCTTCGGTGACGCATATGTATTTGTCTGCAACAAAGCATGCCTGTGTGTTGAACATCGTTGTCTTAGCACCTACTAGACCCATGTACTTGGGGTCTTCGCCATTCATACCACGAAATCTAATATCAACCACGCCTGATGGCGTGATGTATGGGATAGCAAGTCTTCCTTTGTAAGGCTCATGACCTGGAAGCGGTTCGTCTACCACCCCCAGATGAAAGATGCTTGCCTCTTCTACCGAGAGATGACGGTTTGCTAGATAGTCTGTTGCTATTTCTATCTTTGCTGCGTATCTCTGTGTTGCCTGTAGTAAGAACTGACGTTGCGAACTTGACAGCCTCACGGTAATCACCACCTTCTTTGTACATGATAAGAGAAAAGGTATCGCCTTTCACTCCACATCCGTGGCATATGAAAGCGTTCTTGTCAAAGTTAACTGCTGCACTTGCATGTGAATCAGAATGGAACGGACATTTCATCTTGCGCCAACCGCTGCCCATAGCAGGCACGGTGGCGCCTATGTAATGGAGATACTCTTCAATCTTTGGTTTGTCCAAGTGCTCTCCTTAATAAATCTACATACACATAGCCAGGCATGGTGCAGTACCAATCTTCGGGGCTTCCCCTGCCCTTACGTTTGTGCCACACCACGCCTGTCCATGCTTTGTCGTTAGCCATCTCGACTATCAACTCTTCTGTCCAACCTGCCAAGTCCATCTTGGCATGGTTCTTAATCTCTATAGTGACACCAGGTATACCTGAGATGTCACCTTTATCTAGGGTTGCACCAGCCAAGCGTCTGTCTACATAAGGGAACCATTGCTTGAGATACTTAACTACATCTCGCTCTGCTCCTGAGCCTTTCGCTTTGGCTGCGCTACTCATTCGTTAGGTTCGTCTCTAACTTCTGTTAGTTCCCAACGCCCTGTCTCTGCTTTCTTTGCACGTTCTTCTGCTATTGCTAACGAAGAAGCACGAATAACTTTTACTTTGTATTGCGAGTATGTCACTCTGTATTTAGGCATTAGTCAATTCCTCTACTGTTTCCCATACGAAGCCATCTTGATGGCGTGTAATTTGTCCAAGAATATCAAACCATTGTTGGTCTACTTCTGCAGTAATAATATATGTTGTCATACTTTCATCTCCACTTGTCTATAGTCTCTGACTACATCCTCTAAATACATAGAGGCTGGGTCAAATGATAAAGATACGTATGTGTTACCAGTAAAGTCTGCTTTACCGTAACGATTTTTAACAGGGGCTACGCATAGGTATGCGTCTGGCCCTTGCATCATCTGTCCTACTGTCAACACCATAGCAGGTACCTGACTTACCATACCCTGCAACGCTGAGCGTGGCTGACATGGGAAACCTTGAGCACCTTCTTTAGTATGGTGTAACACTAGTACACATGCATTGGTATCTCTTGCAAGATACTTGAGTTCTTTCATAACTTGTCGCATAGCAGCAAACTCTTCTCCGCCATCTGTTGCTATGTCCATAAGGTTATCTACTACGATAAGTGTAGGACTTCTACCCCACATAGTTTCAAATGCAGATACTTCTGCATCTAAATCATTGAGAGTAGGGCTAGGTTCAAATGACCAGTATAAATTAGAAAACTCTCGCAAGAGTTCTTCTGCTTTCTTAGGCTGTGTTTTTAGCATGTGTTCTGCATGTGCTTGGCTTATCTTTGCTTTCATAGCAAGCAAACGCATTGCCATGGTGTGTGCATTAGTATCAGCAGAGAAGTATAATGTTGGTTGTTTTAGTCTTGCTGCGATATGTAATGCAATAGATGACTTACCTGCGCCTGGTGTACCAGCAATTACTGATACCTCAGCACGGCGAAAGATAATACCTTCCCGTTGAAACGCCTGAAATGGTGGGGCTAACGGCTCCCCACCTACCTCAGGCTTGCCAATACTACGGCGTAATGTTTTCATTTATGCCTTTGTTTGGTCGGCTTGGAAACTATTCCACTCTGCTTGATTTTGTTTGATGTATTGAGTAGTACATTTAGTTGTGTCACCCTGTTTAGCAGGGCAGAAGTAACCCTTGTATGGGCCAAACTTACCTGTTAGTCCATGGATGCGTGTCATTGTACCGTGAGGACAATTACGTGAGCCTGCACCCATTGATGGTGCAACAAATGCTGGTGCTGCATCGAATGAATCTTGTGGTTGTACTACACCACCAAATGCTGTAGCAATTGATGCAAGTGCAGGGTTAGGTGGCACTGCTGCATTGCCACCACGCACTGCTGCTTCTAACTCATGCACTGCAGATGATACCGATGCTAGTGATAGTGCTACTACTTGGTCTAGTTCATCCGCGCTTTCTGCGCGAACAGTAACAAGAGAACCTGCTGCTGTCTTAACTGTGATACTGATTGGTGCTTCGGTACTTGGCATTTATTCTCCTTGAATAGATGTTACTAGGGATTTCTTTGTTTCTCGAAAGGCACGGACTTTCATTGCTAACTCTATACCTTTCCAACCTTGTTTGATGTCAACAAAATGCAGTTCACATTTACCACTACCTGCTGGTAGATGGACAATGATTCCTTTATCTTGATTAACACCACCCCAACTACTACGGACTGCCGTAGCGGGGTTATACGGCAGGCCGTGCGCATACACGGCTAACTGCATAGCAATTTTATTTGGGTAGGAAATACTACCAGTTTTTAAGTCAGAGATAAACAACTCACCTTTGTACTCAACTATGCGGTCAGGTGTGCCAGCAATCTTGTACTTATCCAACACACAAAACTGTTCAATGAATACATTGTTAAAGTGTTTAGTTGCATCAGCGTATGCTTGTATGTCAGCAACATAATCTTCTGGTATCACGCCAAGGTCTTCACCTCTATCGTGTTTCTCTGTTAGTGTATGTATGGCTGTACCTATAGTAGCCTGTGCTGTTGCACCTGCTGCGGTCATAGCATCTTCAACTAACTTGTCCATCTCTAATTTGTTGTCTCTCGCTGCACTTGCAGCCAACAGTAAGTCAGGACGCAGTGTTAATCCTGCTGCAGCCATGCGTAACTTCCATGCTACTAATGCAGTGCCATCATCTAATGAACCTGCAACTGTAGTAGTCCGTGTATACGGCACAGGTTTACCACCCTTAGGTGGTACAACCATAGGTCTACCGTATCTATCTCTTGATATTTCTACTTCTGACATAACTCTCCCTTGTTCATAGGTCAGGAGGGTGGGAACAAGGAGAGAACCGAAACCCCACCACTCCTAACCCACACATCATAGCATGCCAGGTGTCATGCATTGATGTCATTGCCACAGTGAGGGCAAAGTTTTTCTCGTTTCTTATACACTTCATGCATAACATTATCTTTGTAATCTTGATGCACATATATCTTACATCTGTTGCGTGTTTTTACTGCACGCACAATAGCACCTGACTGATGCAGTACTGATAACGTACCACTAGTAGTACCATGATGCCAACCTGTTACTACTGCTAACTCTTTCCAAGTAGCACCATTAACACCTTGACTTTTTAAATACTTCAACGCTAACACTTGGTGGTTTTCTTCCCGACCAGATGTAATGTTATCTACAGCACGGGCTTTAGATGTCTCAGTGCCTGACCATCCAGCCGTACCCTTATATGGTCTATAAGGTACGTACTCTGCCATTAGTAATCTTCTTCTACATCATTAACTTCTGTTTGGTCAATGGTGTAATCACCATCATGGAATGATACATCTACATTGTCTACAAACATAGACTCTGCTTCATCTGCATCTTCTGCTTCTACTTGGAAAGTACCAGTGATTGTGAATGTACCACCGTATCTTGATGTAAGTTTGTGTGAGCCAATGCGTTCGAGTAACTCATTGACGTCAGACTTAGTGACTGTTTGCTCACCGTCTTCCCATTCAACTTCACTAAAGAAGTCACGGACGTTTTCTTTAATACTACGGATAGTTTGGTATTGCTTGTTGAGTAAGTCGTTGAGTTCATCTATACCCTTTGCTTTCTCAATGTAACGTAATACTTCGCCCTCAGTATAGGTTACATTAGGTGTACCCTCAACTGTTGACATGATTGTGATTGTGTTCATGTGTTCCTCTCGTTGTTTGATGTCCCGTGTGCGCCACTGGCGGGACCACCCAGTGAAAGGCAGCAACTGTATAGGAAATGAACGGAAACCATACAGTTCTGATGCGCTTTACCCTCGATAGGTAAATCTATACTAGCAGAGATAAAGCCTTGGTCTTTATCTTGTCATTGCGTCCACTCAAGGTGGCGGCGGCAAGGCGGCTCGCGCCACCTGTCGCATAGTGGTCAGCATGTTCTACTACTGCATGCCATGCACCAAAGGCTGTGCCTCTGATGTTCTCTTGTGTTTCTGATTCGCTATAGATAGACCATGCTTTAGCACGGGAATCTTTAGCAATAGTCTGTTGCTTACGCTCACCTCTGGTGAGTAGGTCGTATGGTTTATCTTCTACTGTAGTAGGTAGAGGCCATACTCTTTTGAAGAAGTTAACTGCTTCTTGTCGTGTCATTGGTTTGCGTAACAAATTGTTAGCAACTAATTGATAGTCTGCTATAGCAGTGTATGTTAGGTTAGTAATGTTGCGGATGTCCGCAATAGATAACTCTTGATTAGTTGTGTGTGTCATGCGGTATGTGTACTCATTGTACTTTCTACCTGTGTTACTAATCAAGCCGTTAACTTGGTTAGCGCAGAACAAACGCTCAATGACTGGCTTGATTACTACTGATGATGAACCATCATGTGATGTCTTAACCAATAGGAACGCAGCATGTGGGTCATTGGCTACCTCTACACCTTGCGGTAACTCAAGTAGCATCCAGATGTTAGCACCACCATTGAACTCACCTGCTGCGGTATAGCGTGCATCACCTGAGTCTACCAATGTATCTAGTGCATTAAATACTTCCATGTTCTGTACCATTTTATACTTGTTACCTACAATACCAATGACTGTACTGTTATCCTCACGGATAATAGCCTGCTTCTTGTTTACATCTATGTAGGTGGCTGGTGTTACACCATCAGTATCCATAGTTAAAGGCGTTGCCTCTGCTAACAATGGTGCTGTGCGTACAGTCCAGTTAAGTCCTGCTTGTGTGGCTGCACTAGCAGCAGAGGTAGCCTCTACTGCTGTACCACCACGTACCCATGCTGATTTGTTTTTAGTTACTGTCATTGTTCCCCCTTGTTAGAGATACTTTGCTATCTGCTTCATAGTTGAAGCATTAACTGTTGGTTCATCTGTCATGCGCAGAATTGATAGAGCATTACTAATCTCTTCTACTGTTTCTTTGTATGTATGTGATGACATATTTTCCCATGCCCGTTCAGGACATACAGGTAAATCTTTCTCATCAACTATAACATCGTAGTCAATGTTAAGAGTGCTGTTCCATGCACGATAGTTTGTTCGGAAATTAGTAGCCTTTTTAACATTAGCAATGGCAAAGTCTGTTAGTTCTTTTTGCCATGCAACATAAGCCTTTTGATACTTGGCTTCATATGTTTCTTGGTTAGCATAGTCTTTTTTAATTGTTACTAACTTGGCTTCTAGTGCAGTGACTACCTTATGTGTGGGTAGTTTAACCGTGATTCCTCTAGTCATTTGATTCTCCAAATATGCCTGCCTTTACGCGTGGATGTAGTTCCAAGCGCATGCTATTGAATGCACCAACAGGCCAGTTAGTTTGGAACACTCGGCTTAATAGTGTTGCCAATGAATAGCCTTGTGCTAGTGCTGGTTTCAATGCTTCATCTGCTTTACCATCTTGATGCTTCTCATAGTATGTAAGAGCAAGCAATGTAGTAGGTGCAGCAATGTACTTAGCGGGTGCATGCTTTGTTAAGAACTCAAAGCATAGTCTAGCCTTCTCTTCTGCTGGGTCATACATTCCTAGTGCATAGTCACGCACTTGAATATCCTTGAGTGCTAGTATAACAGCGGCTGTTGTGATAGATAGTTCATCTTCACTTGTTTCTTTACTCAAGTCAAAGTTAGTATAGAAATCTTCTACTAACCTAGCAGCACTTTGTTGTTCAGGTGTGCCCATCTCAAACTGTCCATGCTCATCTTGACTAGACAGTTTTTTGATTTGTTCTATTCTTGATTTGATTATGGTTTTATTCACTTGCTTCTCCCTTGTTTAGTCGTGTGTCTATCCATCTATGTATGGACATGTTTGCCCCATACATAGTTACTGCATCCTGCACCCAGAAGAGTGCAGCATCATCGTTGTCCGCTTCTACTTCTATTTCTACTTGTACTATGTACTTAGTACCAGCCATGTTTCCTCCAGTGTGACCACGCAATTGATGGCTTGTCATACCGATGAACGATATACTCCAGCCCCCGCGCAACTTGTTGCGGGGCTGGGGTACCAGGCTTAGTACCAAGTACTTGTGCTATGCCATAGGCCGTTGACTTAGGGTTATCCGCATCATGTTTCCATGCTGACTCTTTACCCCATAGTTTCATCAGTGCTTTGTGTTCCCCTCGGTTCCACTCAGGGAACCACATCTTCATGTATGAAAGAGCATATAACTTGGCTGCGTACGGTGTCCATACTTTAGGTAGTTTTTGCTCGTTATAACATAGGTCGTTAACATGTTGAGAGTAATGCTTAAGTGGTAAACCTATTAGCGTGGTTAGTGTTAGCAGCATAGTGC